CTGGTGAGTTTGGCGGCAATGTTGAGAAATACGGCAACCCGCAAGACGCTGCATCTGTTTGGTTCACAGGCAAGCCTGTAGCCGCGGGCGGCAACCGCAAGGACATTCTTGGGACAACTGGCAGCGGATACGTCAACAAGTTCAACGAGGCGCTGGGCCAAACGCCAATGCCGAATGCAAGTTTCGATCCGCCAATGCAGAATGCAAGTTTTGCTCCGCCTATGCAGAATGCCTTTCAACAAGACCCGCTTGAAGGCATGGGGCTGTTATCGCGGTTTGCTGCAAGTCGCGGCATCTCACAGGACGCTGATGCTGCACCTATCGTAAACCTGTTTAACATCTTAACGCAGAAGAAAGACCCGCGCCTTGCCGCAGCTGTAAAGGCTCAAGGCGGCTTGTTTGGATTTTTGGGGGGCTAAATGGCTATCACACTTGACGATCTGCGCCGTGCTGGGATTGGCACAAATGGCATGAACCCTAACGTGATCCCAGTGCCGGATTTGTCCATTCGTGGGCTACCCCAGAACGCGCCCCAACAAGCGCCGCAGCCGATGCCCCAACAAATGCCCCAGCAGCAGCCACGCCGTGGGCTTTTTGGTGGCTTGTTCGGCCCAGAAGGTCGTGATGCCCGCGCCCGCCTTGCTATCGGCCTTGAGGGGCTGACAATGAACCCAAACCAAGGGCTGATCGGGCAACTTCAAAGCGGCATCGAAGAACGCAAAGTGGAAGCCGAGCGCAACCGCACCTTGGAGTGGTTGTCAAAACTTAACACGCCAGAAGCAGCACGGGCTTTGCAATACGCACAAGCTACTGGCGACATTGTTGGCGCGGCTAAGATCGCAATTGCATCCCCCGAAGCCAATCGTGGTGTGGTGGTTGGTGGGAATGTTGTTGATGCAGTTACTGGTGATATTATTTACAAAGGCCCAGATGAGGCGGTTGATGCAAATATTCCAGCAGCGTTTGTTGCAATGGATTTGCAAGCCCGTGCTGCTGGATTTGTCCCTAAAGCAGAGGGTGGTGACGGAAGCTACGAAGAATTCATGGCTACTCGTGGCGCTGGATTTGCGGCAGAGGCGACCGCCATCGGCACAACGCGGGGCGAGGCAATCGCTGGCGCTCCTCAAGAGGTTTCGCAAGCAGATACTACGCTGGGGTATATCAATGAATTAAGAACTCACCCCGGTCTGGAAGTCGGAACTGGCGGATCATCGGTTGGGAATATTGTTATCGGAACACCGGGGTATGACTTCCAAAGCCGACTAAATCAACTGTCGGCAGGCAGCTTCTTGACGGCAATTGATCAGCTTCGCGGCATGGGTTCATTGTCTAACGCAGAAGGACAAACTGCCACTCGTGCAATTGGCCGGATGGACTCAGCGACAAGCACACCAGAATTTCTTGCCGCTTTGGACGATTATGAAAACATCGTCAAACTTGGTCGTGAACGGGCTGCTGCTCGTATTGCGCCGCCAGCTGGTGCTACCGTTCAACCAACTTTAACTTACAACCCAGCAACTGGAGCATTCGAATGATTGGCGTCAAACTCCCCGATGGCCGCGTTCTTCAGTTTCCTGATGGCACAGATCAAGCAACGATGAAGCAGGCCATTGACAGCTTGATCATGCGTGAACGCGCTGATGCCGCGAAGGCTGGCACATTGCAGTTGCAGCCCGGATCGGCGGAGCGCGCTGCGAAAATGAATGAATTGGCAATGGCAGCGTTGCAAGTTTCGCCTGTGCCGCCGACACAAGGCCAAACTAGTCTCAGTGTGCTTAGTTCTATGCTTGGCGTAGAACCACAAACCGCGCCGCAACAAGAAAGAACCCTGCCGCAACGTGCTTTAGAACTTGGCACTGGTCTTGGGGCAGCAACCGTCCGTGGCGCATCCAGTTTAATTGGCTTGCCCGGAACGCTTGATGATTTGGTAAATGCTGGACTGAAAAAGATTGGGTTAATACCAGAAAATGTTCCACCAAGCAGAATATCTGGTCAGGTCATTCAATCAGCGCTCAATGATCTTACTGGCGGATATACAAACTACCGCGCTCCGGGTTTTCTGGGTGGTGTTGCCAGCACAACTGGCGAACTATTGGGCGGCGGCGCTGGCGGAAAAGTTTCGGCGCTTGGGGGCCTTCTTTCCGAAGGTCTTGGTTATGCAACTGAAGGGTCGTTTCTAGAACCAGCAGCGCGGTTAGCTGGTGTTATCGCCCCCGCATTTTTGACAGGGAAGCCGGGTGCTTTTGTCGCTGATGATGAAACTGCCCGCATGGCGAATGTCTTGCGCGAAGCTGGTGTTGATGTGTCGACAGGTCAAGGGCTTCAGTCGCAAGCATTGATGGGGCTAGAGGGCCGTCTGCAAGCAACGGATGATCAACTTAAAGCGTTCACCGCATCAACAATGCAGCAACTTGGAAGCACTGCAAAACTTGCAACGCCTGAAAACCTTGCGGCAACTCAGAAATTCATTGTAAAACAAATGGATGACGCCGTTGCTGGTATCAATGTAATCCCGTCAACAGCTAACGCATCTGCTGCTTTGAAAATCGCAACAGACTATGTTGGGCGTGTGCCAGCAGGGCAGTTGACGCCAAGAGTTCGCGGAATTGCCAATGAAATTCAAGCATTTGAAAAAAGCGGAAAAGAGATTTCATTAGAGCGATTGAAACAATGGAGGTCTGATATTGGTTCGTTGACAGTTTCTTCTGATGCAGCAACACGCACCGCAGCGCATGATCTGCGCACATTGCTAGATGGCATGACAGATGAAGCATTGACTGCTGCTGGTCGCGCAGATGACATTTTTGCACTCGCGAAAGCGCGTGAAGCATATCGGAACTTCATCGGGGTTCAGGATGCTGCAAGCAGGGCAACGGCAGAAGCCGGCATCTTGTCCCCAACTCAACTTAACCAATCCATGATCCGGGCGCAGGGCCGTGAGGCTTATGCTACTGGCAGAACAACGCCAATGACGGACTTTACCAGATCGGCGGCAGCAATACTCCGTCCCGCCCCCGCGACATCGCCCGGTGGGGTGCGCAGAATTAGCGAAGCCCTGCCAATTGCTCTGGCAACATTGGCTGGCGGGGCTGGCTACCAAGCTGGCTTAGGCCCTGTTGCTGCTGGTCTTGCGGCTGCGGCTGGGGCTGTTGCGCCCGCTGCTTCGCAAATTGCAATGCGTTTTGCGCCTCTGCAATCGCTTGTGCGCAACCCAGTTCGCGCAATTGCTGAAACGGCCCGCGTTGCACCGGGATTGCTTTCCCAAGATCGGAGATAAGAATGCAGCCCAAAGCCCTCACGGATGACGAAATCCAAAACACCATCACCAATGCTGTGCGTGAAGCTGTTGATTTTGTGGAAAGCGAAATTGCGCCGGATCGCATCCGCGCTCAGAAATACTTTGATGGCAGGTCTGCTGTTGACTTCGAAGAAGGTCGGTCAAAGGTTGTTGCCACAAAGGTGCGCGACACGATCCGCGCAATTAAGCCCGCCCTGATGCGGGTATTCTTGCAGTCTGACAAGCCTGTGGAGTTTATCCCTAACTCTCCGCAAGCCGTCATGGGCGCAGACCAAGCCACCAAGTATGCCAAATATGTCTTTGAGCGGAACAATGGCTTTCGTGTTTTGTCGGATGTGTTCCACGATGCCCTGATCAAAAAGGTTGGCGTGGCAAAGGTTTACTATGACGAAGTGCCACAGGTTGAGATCGATGAATACAGCGACCTGACGCCTGAGCAGCTTGCGTTTATTGAAGATGACCCAGAGTCGGAAATCATCTCTCAAGAGGAAGAGATTGTTGCTGAAGCTGTGATTGATGAAATGGGCATAGAAATCCAGCCGCGCATGGCAAGCTATGAACTGCGCGTCGCCCGCACATCGGTCAAAGGCCAAATCAAAATCCAAAGTGTCGCGCCTGAAGACTTCTTTGTTGATCGCATGGCTGTGAGCATTGATGATTGCTATGTCTGCGGTCACACCAGCGAAGCGCGGGTTGGCGATCTGGTGGCAATGGGCTTTGACTTTGACACCGTTTATGACCTTGCAGGATCGTCAGAAGGCACGGTTGATGACGAAGAGGAAATGGCTCGTCGCGGCTGGGGTGACAACGACGATAACGAGAACGCCGCTGATCCATCCATGCGTAAGGTCCAAATGACCGAAGCCTATATGCGGATGGACATCGAAGGCACAGGCGTCCCGCGTATGTATAAATTCATCTGCGCTGGCAACGACTATGAAATCCTTGACTATGAACTGTGCGATTATGTGCCGTTCGCCATCTTTGAGGTTGACCCAGAACCGCACACGTTCTTTGGGCGCTCCTTGGCTGAGATTGTGATTGAGGATCAAGACGCATCGACATCGCTTCTGCGCGGCCTGCTTGACGGCCTAGCAATGGCAAACAACCCCCGCGTCATGGCTGTGACCAATATGGTCAACATGGACGATCTTTTGAACAACGAGATCGGCGGCATTGTCCGTGTGAAGGACATCAACGCGCTGCGTGAGTTTGCGATTGGGAATGCCGCAACGGCTGCTTTGCCAGCGATCCAGTTCTACGACGAGGCTATCCGTGCCAAGACAGGCGTCACAGGGGCCGCTATGGGCATGGATGCTAACGCCTTGCAGTCGCAGACAGCCGCAGGCGTGAATGCTGCTGTGCAGGCCGCTTCTGCCGTCTCTGAGCTTATCGCCCGCAACTTGGCAGAAGGCGGGATGCGCCAGATGTTCCGCCTGATTGCACAGATCGCCCGCGCCAACCCAAACCCAAATGAGATGATGCGCCTAGATGGGCAGTTTGTGCCTGTCGATCCGCGCTCTTGGACGAGTGACTTGGACTTGGTGACAAATGTTGGTCTAGGCAACAATCACCGGGATGATCGCATTGCGGCGCTGCAAATGACCATGCAAACGCAGATGCAAGTTTGGCAGGCTTATGGCCCTACCAATGGGATCGTGACCATGACGGGCATTCGCAACACGCTGGCGGATATTCTTGGCATGGCTGGCATCCACAACGCTGATCGCTACTACAACCAAATGAACCCGCAGATCGAACA